ATGAAACGACCATCATCAGAGCCCTTACCCTTGGTGTTTGCGGTGGCAATCACGTTGAACCCTGCAGCGGGAGTGACATACTGATTGATCTTCTTCAGGAAAACTCCTTTGCCTTCTAGAACAGACTGGAGACACATGATTTTATTGCTGGCAAGGTCGATCTCATCCAGTAGAAGAATAGCTCCTCGCTTCAGGGCATTCACTACAGGACCGTCATGCCATACAGTCTCGCCATCCACTAGTCGGAAGCCACCGAGAAGATCATCCTCATCAGTCTCAACAGTTACATTCACACGAATCAGTTCACGCTTTAGTTGAGCACATGCTTGCTCAACGCTTACAGTTTTGCCGTTACCAGAAAGACCAGTGATAAAGACTGGATAGAACATGCCAGACTTAACAATTCGCTTCACATCACTGAAGTTACCAAACGATACATAATTCTTGTCTTTCTGGGGAATAAAGCTAATTACTGGGGCAGCAGGAGCAGCAGACATAGAGTTAAAAGTTTTTTCAAGAGTTTCCACAGCAGTCAGATTCCAAACACCACGACCAGATTTACAGGGTTCGAGAGTTTTACAGATAGACGCAAGAGAAGTATTGGAACTAGCAGCATATTCAATTAGTTGTTGGCGAGTAACATTCTCACCGTACACAGCAGTCAGGTTTTCGATCAGTTGGTCAGTCATAATGAAGTGCGTTGCGTGAACAAAAGTAGTATAGGGTAAAAGGGGGAGGGTGTCAAGCGATTTGCTCAACGAATTTAGATAAGATGATCTTATTATAAGCTTTCTTGTTCATTTGTTTTTTAAATGCTACAGCAACATTTGTCGTAGTTGCTGGTTGATCCGAATCATCAGATGGAGTTGAATTACCAACTTCAATCAAGTAAAGTTCGTTATATCCTAGTGAAGTAGAAGTAAATGATCTGGTTTTACTCCATTCACTAGATACATCACTCCAGGAAGAATATTCATCTTTTAGATAGCGAGTGAGGAATGACTTTGCTGCATAGAAATCAATAAGTCGGAACCCTACAGCATTAGAACCAGTTACTTGTCGATAATAATCTACGAATGCAGATGTAACTCCAATGCTACCATTTTTTGTAATATTCATCATAGTAATTTTATTCTTTTTGTCTTGTAAACAAAGAATATCATTATTCCCCAACCACCCAGCATTAATAATATTTTTTTGAGTTGGATTGTGTGCTGGTGGTCGATTGAATGCTACTGTATTTGATTCCCCATCAGTTAGAAATACAGTATTGACCTTATCAACTTTATAAGTCTTTTTGAATTGATTGAAAATGGGAATGGCAGCAAACACACATTCATTTAGAGGAGTGCTTCCGAGATCATAGTGACCATATTCGTGTGGAAGATATGATGAACGATCTAAGAGATATGCAAGTTTCCAAACATTCTCCATTTGCCTCTCTAGCTGAGAAGTATTCATTTTACTGCTGAAGAAATTAACTAGCAGAAAATCTTCTTGAATAAAGATTTGATTTCCCTCAACTCTGGGAGTTTTACTCCTAGACATTGCACGATAATTTCTTGAAACATTTCGATCATTGAAAGAATATACTTCAAAAGGAACTTGAACTTTCTTGCAAAACTGGATTAGATTGAACAACTGCTTGAGCGTAGGTACAAGATTACCTTGCATAGAACCAGACCAATCAACATACATGATTAGACCATGAGACTTTCCTTTTGGAACAACAGTGACTTTCTTGAAGATATCATCATTCCACTTATAGGAATGCATCTTATTGGTATCAAGAATTCCAGTACCAGCAGTAGCAGACCGATTGTATTCGGTTGCCCGTTTCTTCATTTCAAACTCTTTAATCAGATATGAAACTGATTTCTTACACTCATCTTTATACTTGTTATATTCAGATATTGCTTTTAGCAAATTTGACCTATAATAATCTTTACCATGATATCCGCTGCTAGAAGCATCAGCAATGACTTTTTGAAAAACTAGAGGAAGATCTTCAACAAAATCTTTCCAGGGAATAATGTGATTTTCAACGTCGATATTTGGAGGAGCCAAATAGATGTAGTTATTACCGTTTAGTGTAGCAAGTTGCTGTTGATTCTTAGTCCAAGCTTCATCAGTCTTAGAACTAAAATCTTGCTCTTTACCAGAACTCTTAGAAGATGAGTCTACAGAATCTTTTGGTAGATCTTCTTTTTTATCTGAGTTCGCATCTGGAGTTTGTTGATTCTCGCTTTGAGTTACTTGACTATCAGATGATTCATTAGTTTGGGAATCCATCTGGTTAGATTCCCCATCAGAATTATCATCAATGGTTACTTGAACTTGTAGTTCAGTTTCATGCTGAGTGTGTTCAACAAGTTCTTTGACAATGTTTACAACATCATCAAAAGTTTCAGCAGCTGCAATCCTAGTGATGAATGGCTTCTCTTCTGCAGAAAAATCAATAAATGCTCCAGAGTTTACATTACCAAGTTTAAAGTAAAGATTGATTCGGTCAATAAACTTTAGACTGTTTACATCAATATCTGCAATCTCAAAAAAGTCTTGATCGTTTAGCTCAGAATATCCACGATAGAATGCACGAGCAAGACCAGGATACTTACGCTTCATCAGCTTCTCAATACGAGCATCCTCGACAACATTCAAATATCCTTGAGGAAGATTCAGCTCACTGCCATACAAATCTGGAGTGTAAATGGCATGACCAACTTCATGTCCCACGAGAAGATCGTACACATCATTAGAAGTGCCTTCCCAGATGGGTAGAGTTAGAATTCGGTTGTGAGTATCAAAACTTGCAGTAGAAACAGACCGATGCTCTACAGTGAGGTTTTCAGTGGCAAGAAGCTTTGCAAGAATACTCTTGGACTGTTGGATGTCGGACATAAGTGCCTCAGTTCGTTGCACTCATACTACCAAGCTCAACCCATCTTGTCAATGGGTTGAGCCATAAGGATTGCTTATACTTCTCTTACCTTACTAAAGTTCTTGACTTTTTCAAACTGAAGTACTTTTTCAAACTTATCGTGTAGTACATCTCCTTTGTGAGATATTACAAATACATTTGTATCACTGTCTATACCACGGATAATTTTTAGAAAATCTTCAGTGCCTGCGGTATCAAGTGAACTATCAAATACCTCATCAAGTATTAGTAAATTTGTACTTGCAGAGTTTTTAAGTTTGGCAACAGATCTCCAAGTGAACATTAGGGACAAATCAATTCTCATTTTTTCTCCTTCGGAGAATGAGCTATAACTGAATTCATCACGGAATCTAGATTTGATAGTTTCCTCAAAGTTTTCATCCAAGTTAAAGTTAACATAAAAGTCCATTAACTGGAGATATTTGTTGATGAGTTGATTCATCACTGGCAAATATTTTTTGATGATCTTTGATTTGATTCCAGTGTCTTTTAATAACGTAGATACAATTTCATAGTAAGTCTTGTTAGCTTTCATCTTGTCAACTTGCTTCTTCAGTGTAACACCCTCTGAAGCTAGTGTGGTTAACTTTTGCTTTTCAATGGCAATGTCCTTATCTGATTCAGAGATCTTTTCGATTTCTTCCTTCAACGAATCAATGAATTTGGTTAAACTTTTGCAGTTATAATTTTGTGATGCAATTTTAATATTCAGATCATTAATATCATTTAGAATTTTCTGTGACTGTTCAATGATTTCCTGTGCCTTTTCAATCTCAGTTTCTACTTCAGAAATAGCAGATTCTAATTTAGTAATTTCGGTATTACACTTTGAAATGTGAGTTTCTTTTACTTCCTCGGTTAAATCTTGATGACAGGTTGGACAAACATCATTATCATTATAGAAGTTTATGTTGCTTTTATGATCAGTTAGTTTAGTAGAAAATTTGGTTTTATATTTGTCTAGTTCTTTAATGTTTACTTTAGGGAGCTGTGCAAGTTCATCATTCTTGTCAGCTAGTTGCAAACACAATTTATCATACTGTTCATTACATTCCTTAATTTGTTTTTCGTAATCTAGTATCTGCTGATTTTTTTCATCAATACTTTTTTGAGACTGACCTGCAATATAATCAATATGATCTTTTTGCATTTTGACTTTTTCTTTTAGAAAGTCAATTTCAGTTTCAAAGGTCTTGATATTATCGTTATTAGTTTTAATCCTATCCTTTAGGATTACATTCATTGTAGAGAATATACGAATGTCCAGAAGATCTTCGATAACTTCTCTCCTATGTGCTGCAGGAAGTTGCATGAATGGCACAAATGTACTGGATCCCAGAATTACAATTTGAGTAAAAGATTTGTAATTTAGTTTTAGGATATTTTGTTCCAGATACTTTTGCTGATCTGATGCAGCAGCTACTTGATCTAAGATTTTACCATCAATCCAAATTTCAAAAATATTTGGTTTCAAACCTCGTATAATTTTGTACTCTTTAGAACCAATACTGAATTCAATCTCTACTTTACAATCTTTCTCATTGATGGAATTAATAAGCTGATTTTTGTTTACTTTGCGAAAAGATTTGTTAAACAGAGCAAATACAATAGCTTCAATTACAGTACTCTTACCAGCACCATTAGATCCAATGATTAGTGTAGTGTTGGTATCGTTTAGATTGATAGTAGTGGGAGTATTCCCTACAGCAAGAAAATTTGAGTACGTTACAGACTTAAATAAAATCATAAGAAACAGTATCAGGAGGAATTACAAAATCGTCAGGTGTTATTACACAGTAATTATATCCAAAATTCTCACAGGCGATAACGGCATCCTCTTCTTCAATTTCAACTAATTGCATTTCAGGAAAACCATCAGCTTCAAGAAGACCAACATAACGAAGAGCATCGTCCTCGTCAACGAACATTTGCAAAACTTTACTCCCATCGGAAGTTTCTACTGCATATGCCCCTTCTTCTTTTTTGTCCTTGAGAGTTAGTATATACATTACTGAATTTCAGAAGCTTCTAAGTAAATAGATTTTATGATAGATTTCAATTGAGATTTATCATAATTATTTTTCATATCTTCTATATATCTCTGCAAGGTAGTTAGAGTATCTTCGTGCTCTAAAATTTCATCATCACTTTTATCTAAAAGAATCTGAGTGTCTTCAATAATTTTTAGATCATGAACTCCAAGAGTGTAAAATTTTTCAATTACTTTATCAAAAGTATATAGATCATTTTTTTCTTCTACAATCACTTTAACATAGCTATCTGCGTATTCAGTCAGATCAACTTTGGTGTAATCATTTTTGATGTCATCATAATAAAATTTCTTGAACATCCGATATGGATTACGAATAAACTTTAGTTTACGAGCATCCAGATCATATAAATGAAAACCTCTCTCCTCATTATAATCACTCCAAGTCATTTCATATGGATTACCAAGATAATAGATATTATCGTTTCTTGACTTGTGGTGAAAATGTCCCGAGAATACTCGTTTAAACTTGGAAAATATATCTCTATCTAACCCCCCTTCAAACATATGTCCTGGATGAGCTTCAAATCCATTGATTTCAAGATGTCCCATCAATACTTCTGATTTAGTATTTTCTAGGTGATTCATGACTTTGAACTGGTTTTCGGAATTAATCCATGGAACCATTGTAATAGTATTTCCTAGAACATCAATATCACAGATCTCATCATATACGATAATATTTTTATATGAATGCAGTAGTAGTTGAGGAGTATTTACACGATTAGTATTTTTATAATATGCTGTATGATTACCGACAATCATATGAACTTGAATACCAAGTTCTTGTAGTCGATCATAGTAATGTTTTTTGATACGATCCCATGCAAGGAAATCAATATTTTTTCTGTTATCAAATGTATCACCAAGATCAAACAGAATTTTGATATTATTTTTCTCTAGTGTTGGAAAAAATACATCATCATAAAACTTCAGAAAAAATTCCCAAAAAGCTTGAGAACCTTTTCTTCCATCTAAATGTTGATCTGTAATAATTGCACTATTCATCGGTTGTTGCGATACTCAAGATTTTCTTTGATACTATTCATATCAGACATATTAACTCCCATAATATTATCATCCATAGCAAACACTTGATCGTATCCAGATCTTTCAAGTAGTTTAGTTTTTACTTCTAGCTGTTTCTTTTCTTTTTGAATTCTGCGAAGGAACGCAAAGTAAATAATCTGAGTAAAATATGCAAAAGGATTAGTAGATTTTTCTGGATCAAAGTTATCAATATATTGAAGACAGTTTTCTATACCGTCGCAGATCATATCATCTTTGAACATGTAGTTGACAAAGTTTGGACGATATGATAGGTGAGTTGCAATCTTCAGGAAGCACTCTCCAATATAGTTGGGAACTCTTGGTTTGTCCTTACCTTCTTCTTTTGCTAGTTTAACTTCTTTTCTGTAAACCATCAAGGCATCTAAAAATTCCTTATTGTTTACATAATGTTCTTTTTTCTTCATTGAAGGATTTGTTTCTGCTGATACCAGTATAACACCTTATTATAGGTTTGTCAAGGGGTCAGGGGGGGGGGTTGACAAACCCATAGGATCTGTGTATAATAACCATGTCAGGGTTCAGAAATTAGGTCTTAGAGTTCTTTAGAGTACTTAGAGACCTTAAGAATCAATATTGAGTTTAAATGATTTCTCTAGAAGCTTCCTTGCTTCTTCAATCTTATTCTTGAATCCTAGTTCCTTATCTAAAGATACTCTATTATTGTTTTCTTCATTTAGATATTTCTTTAGAGTACTACGGTACAGAGTTAATATTTTATTATCTGCTTCACCAACAGTAAATACTTTATTTTTATCTATAAAGAAGATATCTTCCTTTGAGAACTTAATCCAAGGTCTCATATCTACTTTATACATTTCTCCTGCTGGAGTAGAGATTGGTTCTACAGATATTTCAAATGGATTCTCTACAACAAATCCATCCTCTTCTTCACAAACAACTACATTACCAACTAACTCAGTACCATCAATTAATTTTATTACTCCATAGAATTCATTCATGTTCTTTCCTTGTAAAATTTACTGGAATTATTTCATATTCAAAATTCTCTTCTGAATATGTTTTAATTCTTTCTACTAGATGATTCAAAGTATAATTCTTTTTCTCTCCTTTTGAAAAATCATCAGCAATATCAAATAGTTTTGCTTTTGATTTATTTTCTCCTTTTCTCAGAACTCTACCAATTGATTGTAGATTTCTTACTCTAGATTTACTTGGACTTGCAAAGATAACATTGTGTAGGTTTCTAATGTTAATACCTGTTGAGAAAGTTCCATACGATGCAATGATGATTGCATTAGATTCTTCTTCTGTTAGTTTTCGTATCAGTTCTCTTTCTTCTGTATCAACACCACCATATACAAAGAATACTTTTCGTTTATCACCTACATCACTATTTATTATTTCGTGAAGTATCTTGCCATGCTTCTCTACCATAGCAAATAAGATTAACGTATTTCCATCTTGATCTATAGCAAGATTTTTAATATAATTGTTTCTTCTTTCACTGCGACAGATATAATCTAATTCTTCTTGATACGATTCAAATTGAACATGACCATGATTCAGAAGAAGTACATTAATTTTTAGGTTTGAGAGATAACCCTTGTCTATCAATTTTTTGGTCTTAATAACCTTGTTAACAGGACCGAATAACCCCTCTAAAACGAGTTGATTTGTGTTCGACCCATCCAGAGTACCTGTGAACCCAATTCTATACTTACAATTATGCAGTTTTGTCATGATCGTAACTAGAGACTTGGCTTTGAACTGATGCGCCTCATCTCCAATCACAACATCATACTTTTCAAAAAAACTTTTAGGTAATCTAAAAATAGACTGCCAAGTTGTGACAGTTACTTGTTTATTTGTTTGTTTTGATTTGCCTGCATAAATTTTATGAGTATCATCTCCCCATCCGTACTCCTGAAAATCTTTTGATAACTGTTCCACAAGAGAAGTAGTGGGAGTAATAATAAGTACATTCATATCTCTATCGACATAATATCTCATTATGCAATAGATCATCAAAGACTTACCAGATGCAGTTGGGGATAGTAGCAATTTACGATTGTTTCGTAATGCCTCGTAGATTGCTTTATATTGATAGTCACGAACTTTGAATGGGATGTTTAAAGATTTAACGTAATCAACTAACCCTTCAGGAGTTATGTGTTGATTGGAATCTTTTGGCATTCCATAAAATTTATTATCTTTGTCTATATACGTATAACTTCTAGAGCACAGCCACTCAGTTAGATAATCATATAGACCAACATAGATAGTTCCTTCATAAGGACTGAACAATTTAATTTTGCCATCCCACAATTTATTTTTGTATTGTGGCATAAATTTTGCACCAGGAACCTCAAAGGTAAAGTATTCAGATAATTCATACTTTATATGAGGTTCACATTCTACAGTCAAATATACTTCATTTTTCTTTTGGATAATAACATCAGCCATTAAATACTACCTTGCATGAATTTTTGCCAATCAATACTATTCTTGATTTGGAATCCTCTTGTGTTTATATTTTCAAGAATTTTCTCAAGAACAAACATCATTTCTCTATAATAATTTAGGATGTTTAGAGACTTCTGAACTTCTTCGTCAGACTCAATGTATAGTTGAACATCTTGTTTCAAGATTTTTAAATCAAATGGCTTTTGCTTATATACTTCAGCATCAGCTTTTCCAGTGTAATACTCAAATTTTTCTCTGAGTATTTTTTTGTAGTCTTGTTCTTTTTTTATCTTTAAAAGTCTTACATCAGAAAGATAATTTAAATACTTGCTGTGTAGTTGTGGAATTTTAATTGATTCATTGTCTAATAAATCTTGATCCATTACTGAATCTTTTTTCCATTCTTCTTTAACAAAATCAATATCAATCATAGTTTATTGTCATTAATGTCGTATATATCATATATAGTATACTTGAAAGAGGCTGCTACTGTAAAGTATTGGACATCAGTTGATGTGCTTTCAAAAGTAAGATCTCCAATACTAGTAGGAAAGATATCTTTAAATACAATTTTAAATTTCTTTTTGAAGTTTGAATCCAATATAAACAATACTGCATCACTGTAGGTCTTGTCATCCAAGTCTTCCCCAGGGAGTTCTTGAATATCTTCTGAAGAATATGGATGACCTAATTTTCTAATCCAATTATGTACTGTTACATAATTGCTCATACCTTCATCTACAATAAATCTTAAAGTTAAATCTTCAAAATTAATCTCATCACCTGGATATGGAATTGCGTTATATCTTGTAGATTGACTTGCAACAGAGATACTTATCCCAGGAACAGTTGCAGATTGACAAAAGAAAGATACTTTAGGATATTTAATTAACTGAAATTGAAATCCTATTCCAGTTAAAAAATTTGAAGGGCATCCTGAATTGCCTATAAAATTAGCTGACATAGCATTTTATTTTTATTTAGGTTGCAAATCTAAACCTAGGAAATCTACCATTTTTACATTTAGTTAAATCATTATTGCAACTTCTAGATATACTTGATTTCATAACACCAGTTAATTTAGATGCTTCAACTGCATTAGTATAAATTATTCCTGTTGTAGTATCTACTACTGGTTTACTTCTTGCTTTTCTAGTTGCTTCTTTAACATGTTCTGGGCAGCATTTTCCGTATGTTCCTCCATCACCTCCTAAAGTTACATTATATTGAGGTTTTAATTTATCTATCCAATATATTTCTCTACTTCCTGCATCTTCCTTAGAACATTCTTCAAGTATTTCCCACAAAAATCCTTTCTTTCCATATTTTTTTAATGCATTTGCAAATGATATATTGCAATTAGAATTTTTTGCATACCAAACATGAGAATCTACTCTCATACGCAATTTTGGTTTTGAAGTTCTGCCAACATATATTTTTCCATTATGCGTGTTTGTAGCTTTGTAAATAAATGCCATAGATCAAAAAGGTTGTTAACATTTATTTATAAAAAAAGAGGGGTCAAATGACCCCTCGATAAATGTAACCTTATTTTTACATGAGGTTGATCACTCTGGTTCTTCTGTAGTAAACGTTGTCGTTTGCAGTTAGAGCACCAGAACGCTGGGTTAGACCACCTGCGAATGGGTTTGCAACCATGCCGTAACGGGTCTTGAAGCCAATCTTTGGCTGGAAGGTGTCCTGACCGATGGAACGAACCATCTGGAGAGGTACATATGGGCAATAGAAGAGACCTGCATCATATGCATTGCTTCCCTTATAACCCATTACGTAGTAATGATCGTTGGAGATATTTGCTGAATAAGGATCAACATATACCTTGATGCGACCATTAATTGTACCAGCTAGAGTTGATACGGTGTCGTCTGGGGTGTCAGAGGTGTTTAGTAGTGGGGTGTAATCCATTACCTTAGCAGCAGCTAGAGCACTTGCAACGTCTGCGGAGCAAACGATGAAGTTACCCTTCCCTCTACGAGTCTCATGACCGATTGCGTTTGCATCACGCTCAATCTGGAATAGTAGACCCTTGAACTTCTCAACTGACCAACGACCATTGGAGTCAACGTCGAGGTCGAAAGTACCAGCGT